ATCTCCTTGTGCTCTTCGCCGTAGCGCTTGTACTCCATGCCGAACAGGGCGTTCAGACCGGGCAGGAGTTCCTTCAGTAGTTGGGCACGTGAAATTGCCATGATTCAAACTCCTTAGGCGATGGAAGTACCAGCGTAGTACTGGTGCTGGCCGAAGTTAATCTTCACGAGCAGTTCAGGGAACTGGGTGAAGACCAGAGTGGAGCTAGCGGCAAACGCAGCGGCAGGAGCTTGGTTCAGGATAAACGAAGTCGCACCAGCGTTGGCAGCCGTGTCCACAAACGAGCCCGACGAGATGTACTGGCCGTTAGCTGCAATCGAGCCAACGTCAGTGCCAACCGGCAGGGCAAACGGCAGAGCAGAGCAGGTCACCGTCGCGGTAGAAATGCTGACATACGTTGCCGTACCCAGATTTACAGCCGTCTCAGGAACCACACCCAGAACACGCACCGGCAGCGAGCTAGTCGTTGCAGGGGTGTCGTTCGGTGCCAGCAGGGCGTTAGCCGAATTGCCGGTGTTGCTGTTGCCAGTGTTGTCGATACAGGCCAAGTTCTGACCAATCATGGCACGAGCGCCCGAGGCGATAACCGTAGTGGCAGAGCACACGGCAGCCTTGAACACAGTGTCAGGATCGTCACAAACGATGGCAACCGCATCGCCAGCCAGCGTGGAAGCGGGCCAGTACTGCGAGAAGCGCTTTTGCTTGGTCGTCGGGTCAGTGTAGGAACATCCCAGGAAGATGCCCGACTGATTGCCAGCGGTGCCGGTCGAAACCGCCAGACGCTGAATCTGACCACGGGTCAGACCAACAAAGTCACCGTAAAAGATGCTCGTAGAGTAGCCGTAGGGAATGTTGTATTCCCGCGTGGAACCCGCGAACACCTGCCCACCGATCAAGTTGATCGGCTTTAGCCCGTAAGGGGCGTCAACCACAGGGTAAGCCATTTAAGACTCCTAAGATTTACGAACCGCGTCCAAACGAAACCTCAGAGCGGCGCTCTTTAAACAGAGGCATCCGGGGATCATTATCGCGCATGAAGTTGTTGTCCACTGACGCCATCTGACCATCAGCTTGACGCTGATAGTAAGCATTGCGTTGTTCAGTGAACTCCTTTGGGGTTTTGCAAAGCAGCAAACCACCGACTTCAATACTGTCCGGGAAGCGACCAGAGCCGCCTCCTCCCAGTTGAATTTCTGGATGATCGCTTGCTTTTACGGGCTCCCAGCCCTCGCGGAGCTTTGAGGAGACATTCATCGGGTCATTGGTCCCGAGAGTGCTGACGCGAATCCAACGGAAAGCATACCCTTCTTCCGGATTGGCATCGGGCAGGAGTTGAGGAGGCATCCACTGCTTGGGCCGTTCAGCCTTTGCTCGGGTGTCCAATTCACGGGGATTACGTTCAGCCATTTTGTTTCCTCATTTCTTCCGCAACCGCACGGGCGTACTGTTCATTGGTCAGTCCGAGCCGTTTGGCGATGTTGACTTGGGATTGGGATAGCACGATTTTTCGGGGCGCTGTGCTACGTGTTGCAGGGGTAACGACAGATGTCTTTTTGGTTGGTTTTTCAGAGGAAAACGCTTCTGGAAACCTCTCACGAACAGATTTGTTGATCCGTTCGTAGTAGCTATCTGACGTTAGATCCACCCCTTCTTCCGCAAGGTCTTGATGAACTGCCAGCGCATACGCCGTCATGCCTCGATTTGGTCCAAACCACGGATTGGCTTCTTGCCACGCACGGGCTTTGGTATCGACCTGTACCGGCGCTGGCGCAGGTTCAGGGCTGGTTTTTACAGGAACTTCTGGTTTTTGTAAAGCAGGCGGCTTAAAACTATTTACACGCTCGGCTTTGTTTACCGCCTTGGAAAGTTCCTCTTGGGCGGCTACAAAGGCGTCGGTGTCACCAGATTCATGGGCCTCTTTGAGCTTTTGCTTGGCTTTCTCAATCTCAGAGGCGACAACTTTTTTGGCCTGCTCAAGCAATGCTTGCTGGTTCTGGCCTACTGAGGCCTGCAAACGCTTATTCTCTTCAACAAGCGCTTGCGCCAGCTTTTCGGCGGCCTCTTTTTCTCGGAAGGCCGCTTCCTTGGCTCGACGCTCTTCGTGATACCCCTTGGAGAAGTGCTGGATGCGCTTCTTCACGCCCTCGGAATACTGCTCCAACTCGTCGTCCGTCACCTCCGCAGGAGCCTCTTTCATGGGCTTGCGGTTGCGATCTTCTGGCGGGGTGTCGTCTACAACCTCAATCTCGGGCTCGCCCTCAATCTCGATCTGCAGCTTCTCTTCGGTAGGCTTTTCGGCCTCAATCTCATCCGGGAACTTGAAATCGCTCATGTTCTACTCCTTACAGTTTGTTCTCATCAAGACGATGATCCCCGCACCAGTCATCTGGCTTTACAGCCGGATAGCCGTTCATAGTAGGTGCGTGGCGGCGGCAGCGGCCAATCTTCCAGAAGTCGCCTTCTTTCATATCAGCATGCTGTTTACCAACAAACCACATACAAGTAGAGCACTTCATGCCCGCACTGCGGTGTTTCCAAGGATCGTGATTTTCCATTTAAGTTCCTTACGCACGGGCAAAAAAGTGCCCGGAATGTTTGTTGGACTTTTTCCTGTTCCAACTTGCAGGCACAACCTGAAGGTTGTTTGGATCAGAAGTTCCGCCTTTGCTTACTGGCACAACGTGGTCAACATGCCACTTGCCGCCAACAATGGCCTCTCTTAAACGCGCAAGCTCAACTGCCTCTTGCAAAACCCAAAAGTCGTCGTTGCTTAGGTTTTTCTCTAGGCTCCTACGCTTTGACCTGCTTGCTGCCCAATAGACGGCGTTGGCTTTAGACCATCGTTGACGAGCGGCCTTCCTGGCTTCTGACAGCGGCTTGTTTGCCCTACGAGCTTCCGCTGCCGATCTACCCCCAGATGCAGCATATGCCGCCTCTTCGCGTTGTTTACACGCCTTGCCTTTCTCAGAAGCGTAGTACCTTTGCTTGGCTTCACGTATTTTTTCCGGCATCAGTTTGCGGCGCATTTGTGCGCTTTTGTTGACGCACGGTTTGCACCAACAAAACAAACCATCTTTGGAAACTTTACTCGCACCAAACAAACTGCAAGGCTGCTGTGTTTTGCATTTTGTGCAAATTTTGAGCATTAAACCCTCCGGATTCCGCGAGGATCCTCCACCACTGCCTCGACGCTGTCGTCGTTGATGATCCGCCACTCAGTACCATGAATCTTCAGGCGCGTGCCCGTATTCGGTCGGACCAAGACGAAATCGCCTACCTTACAGGACGGGCCTGAAGGGAAGCGCAGCGGGTCCTTGTAGCAATCAGGGCCCATCTTGGCAACAAACAACACCGGACTCATCACCTCTTCAAAGTGCATGGTCTGACCAGATTTGATCAAGCCGCTCTCATACTCTTCTTCTGCCTTGGGCAGCATGCAGAGCAGGTGGTAAGTCACAGGATCCGGCACCTGTCGGGCCTTTTCCACGTCGCTTTCGGGTAGTACCGTGGTGCTTGCACCATCGCTCAGGAGTAGTTCACTCATCGTCGTTTTCCATCTTTCGCACAAGGTCGGTTATGAAAGCATGAACCCGCGAAAGACCTTGGATTTCGCCGGTCATGAATTTGTACTCGGAGTAATCTTTTGCCGAGCCGGTGATGAGCGCCTGCGCGATGGATTCGCGGCGCTCCTCGATCTCTTTTAGAACCACGTCAAACGCAGTGGTTGCCATTTATCACTCCTTGGGCTTTGATTGTTTGGCTCGTTGCATGGCTTGCATGGCCTGTTGTTGGGCTTTGATGGCAGCTTGCTGTTGCTGCTGGCGAATCTTCTGCTGATGCACCTGTTCTTTGTGTTGGATCTCCTGCTGGGCACGGGCTGCCTTTTGCTGGATTTCCTGCTGCGCCATCGCTGCCTTTAGCGCAGGATCTTCTCCGGGTTTACGTTGTGCTTCCAATTGCAACCGTGCCTGCTCGATCTGCAGCTTTTGCTGCGCAATCTGGGCATCTGTTTGGTCCTTTTGGGCGCGGCGCTGGACATCGGCCTGCTTGATTTGCAGTTCTGCCTGCTGAATCTGGATAAGCGGATCTTGGGCCTGCTGCTGAGCTTGTTGTTGAGCTTGTTGTTGCTGGTGTTGCTGCAAAAGCTGTTTGCCTGCTTCGGCCACCACGCGAGACAACTGAACTTCAATTTCCTCCGGCAATTGTTTGTCAGGCATTGGAAGGGTGACGCCCAGCCTTTCCTCCATCTGCTTGCGGTATTGGTAACCCAAATGCTCTGCGATATGGGACTGCAACGCGCCCATGACTTGCTGGGCTGCAGGGCTTTGTCCAATCGACATCTGAATCATGGGGTCTTGCATGAAGGACTGATGCGCCGCGATGTGGGCGTCATGGTCTTGATACAAGAACGCCTTCAAAGGAACTCCCTTAAGCGAGTTCATGTTCTCGCTGATGGGGTCTTTGGGGAATTGGTCCTCAGGCAGAGCCACCAATTTGTCTGCGTTCTTGATCCCCAGGACTTCCAGCATTTGCCTATGAAGCTGAGGCAGGTTGTAAATCTGAGGGGCACCTTGCGCCAATTGAATGGCTGCTTGGTACTGCATGATCCGCTGCGCCATCGTGGCGGAGTTGGGATCACTGACCGGGATGATCTCCACTACATCGTAGTCAGACTGCTTGGCCGAGGGCCCCGCTCCTACAGGCATGTAGGAATAGTCTGGCGGCAGGTAGTCCCGAATGATCTGCTTAAGAAGTTTAAACTCCATTTTCAGGCTTGCGTGTACACGCGCCTGAACGGCAGACATCGTTTTGAGGGTTCGCTCCAGCAGCGCCAGGGTTGTTCCCACCGGGGCCTGCGCTGACATATCAGCAATCTTCAGATCGCCAATCGCCGCAAGTCTTCGGCCTTCTTCTGTGATGCGCTCCAGCAAGGCGGCCAGAACTTGGCTGGGCTCCTTGTAGGGAAGGGGCATGATGTTGTCACGCACTGCCCCAGACGGGATGTCTACATCACGGAATTCTCCAGGCGCGATGGGCGTGTCATCGCCTTTGATCCGCAGGCCTCTGGCCTTCAATCCACCGGGAAGATTACTCAGTGTTCCCGCATCAACTAACTGCCGGATGATGCTGGTGCCTGCGCGGGCATACCCGCCGATGATGTGGATATAGCCAAGCCCGTATGCGCCAAAGCCCGGAATGTAGGTGTATTGAACGAAATGCTGGCGCTTGGACTTGAGCTTGTCGCTTTCCTCCCAGTTCCGCCTAATAGCCAGCACCTTGGCGGTTCCGCGCTCGACAGTGACGACATAGGGTAGAGCGATTCCGTCTTCATCTTCATACCCCGGCATGTCCCAATCAACGTGGATCTCAAAAATCTGATACCGATCATCATCGGTCAGTGAGTATCCTTGTTCTTCTGCCTTCTTCTTCTCAATATCAGAGAAGAACCGCACCGGCTCACCAAGCTCTACATCCCGGTAGAACCCAGCCACTTGCAGCTTCTTGACCTCGTTCTCGGTCTTGCGCATCACATGCGTCACGCGCTCTGCGCTGTAAACATTAGAAGCGCCGTAGGGGATGATCACTTCTTCTGCGGGGATGTAAACAGCCACCTGCCGACCAAGGCTGGGGTCGTAATACACCTTCTTGAAAGCCGCTCCCGACAGGCCCAGGCTCCAAAGCATTCGTTCATGCTCCGGGCGGTACTCAATCATCTCGTCGGTCAGGCGGAAGTTCATGTCATCCCGAACCCGCTCTGCAGCTTCCTCCTTCTCCCGGTCAGTCTCGCCAATGATCTGCGTCTTGACTGGTCCTTGAGCAGGAAAGGTCTCGGTGATCATTTCTGACTGGAACCTGATAGCCGCCTCCGTTAGGAGGGGGCTATACACGCCACAGGCTCCGTTCCAGGGCTCTGTGCGCTCTTCATACTTCATGCCAAGGACATCCAGGCCCTTGACATACATATCAGACCAGTCCTTGCGGCTGTTCATGTCCGCATCCACCAAAGCGATCAATTCATTGGCGATGGTGTCCAGTTCACCTTCATCCATGAACTCCGCAAGGTTAGCGTCAAACTCATCAGCAGTTTTAGCTTGAGGCAACAGTTCAATCTCGATGCCATCAATCCCGACCTTGACTGCCTCAGGATCCTCAATCTCAATCTCAATGGCTGGCTCTTCGGTCATCAGAGCCATGTCCACAGGCTCCAGCGCTTGGTCGATGTTGGTTGCCATTTGCTTTCCTTCAGTAGTAGGTTGTTTTCCTGCGGTAGGAATACTCATCCTTCTCATCAGACTCAACGGCAATGAAGCCGCCCTGCCTGAACCGCATCAATGCCTGACTTGACGAGTCCACAAGGTCGTCATGGTCCCCATTTGGGAACGCAGCCATCTGCTCGGACACTTCTTCTGCCCATCGTTTATCAGGCCTCCAGACAACACCAGATGCAAACAGGTCTGCAATGGCGTTTACGCGGGCGATCTTATCCTGCCCCTTGTACGGTGTGTACTCTTGTAGAGGGATTCCTGCCTTGCGCATCTCATAGATCAAAGGAGCGCCTGCGGCTCGTTTTTCAATGATCAAACTGTCGGGGTTCCATTCTTTCCAGGCCTCAAACGCCTTCTTTTTCAGGTCAGGGAACTCCATTCGGTCCTGAAAAGCATCCAAAAGGATGATGTTGGGGGCCAAGTTCCCATGTCTGTCTTCCCTGTCAAAGACTCCCCAGGTCGTGCAGGCTGAAAAGTCTGCCCTGTTGTGCTTTTCAAAGGCGGTGTCCCAGCTTTGGATGATGTAGTCACAAGAAGGAGGCATCTCATCGGGCCAAATCCGCCAAGATTCGCGCTTGACGATGGCACCTTCCTCAGATGTCGGGTTTTGCTGGTACTGAGCCTCCCACTTCGAGACAGGAAGCTCGGACTTCAGAGCTTCAAGCTCAGAAATCTTCCAAAAACCGGGCCAAAGTGGGTTACCAGAGGGCAAGATTGCCGGGAATTCAATGACTTCCCAGTCATCCGTCCCATCTTTCGAGCTGTTTTTAAGGATCTGCCCAGTCAAATCACGGGTAGACCACCGGGTCATCACAATGATAATGGCACCACCCGGCTGTAAACGCTGTCTTGGACCCGAGGTGTACCACTCATACACCCCGTCATAGACCGCAGGATTGCCCTGCTTGGCTTCCTGTTCACTGTGCGGATCGTCAATGATCAAAAGATCTGCGCCCTTACCCGTTACAGCACCTCCAACACCAATAGCGAAGTAGTCCCCGCCCTTGTGGGTGTTCCATCTACCAGCAGCTTTGGAGTCACTGGACAGCTTGGTGTCAAACACCTTGGAATATTGATCACTTTGGACCAGATTTCTTACTTTTCTACCAAAACCCACTGCCAATTCTGCAGTGTGGGCCGTCTGGATGATCTTTTTCTCAGGGAACTTGCCCAAGAACCATGAAGGAAGCAGGTAGGAAGCAAACTCAGACTTGGTATGCCGGGGAGGCATGTTGATGATCAACCTCTTCAACTTCCCCGAAGCAACCCTCTCAAAGGCATCTGCCATGATCTGATGGTGCTTGCCCGAGATAAACCCAGGCCACATCTGCCTGACAAAGAACAAGTAGCTCTCCCGGCATCTCTGGATCCTGTCCATCTCCAGCAAAACCAGAATCTTGTTCCTCTCAACCTCCGGCACCTTGTCCACAATCGACAAGTAATCACCAATCTCCTTCTTGGTCAGCAACATCACATCTTCACCACATCATCCACTGACCGGTCCACAACCTTGATCCCATAAAACTTGTTGGGCCTGACCTTCACATACCCAGCCTCCTCCAACACCTTCACAAACCGATGAAGGTTGGACTTGGACTTCAATCCAAAAGCCTTGGTCATCACCTCATACGAAGGACTCACACCATACCGCTTGGTGTAAGCCTTGATGAAATCAAGAACGAGCAGCGCCTTCGGACTCATCTTTCAACACTTCCCAAATCTCCATGCAATGCCGAGCAGCTTCAATCGCCTTCAACCTTGCAAGACCCATGTCGCCCGCCAAGAAAGCATTGTGTAAATCCTTCAAGGCCTTCTCAGCCATCATCGTCGGCATCGCGTAATCTTTGATCATGTCATATCCTTGTAAACGCTTGTTCTCATTGTACTTGTGTTTGCAAAAAATATATACCCCGGGGGGTGTTGTGTTTCAGGTGGAACGGGGGGGTTTGGATGGGGAGTAGAAATGATTGTGTGGATTTGAGCGTATAGCGCAGGAGGGTGGTCACTCGCGCACAATCCCCTCCCCCCACCCGGTGGGGTCTCGCCTCCACCGTTTCAACGCTCCCCCGTTTACGCCACCTTCTGCGCCTCGCCATCGGCTGGCTGTTTACGCGCTGTGGCCTGGATCAGTCGGAGGTGACCGCTGAGAGCTTGTTTCAACTCGGCTGCGGTAACCGGCTTCTCGGTCGGCGTTTGAACCTCCCGCCACATCCCAGCGGCACGGCCTAGAAGTTCAAGGGCTTTCAACCTGGAGCCCTCTTGGTTTGCGCCTTTGCTCAGATCAACAAGCTGCCGCATCACGTACCGTCGCGTTGCTTGCAAGTCTTCCGCGAGTGCTTCCTGTGTCTCCTCCCAGGCTGCTTTGATCATTGCCACGATCCGGGGATCCTTTGCCAATCTTGCTGCTGATGCACTGACTGACGCATCTGTAGCGCTGGCGTTGGGGTAGGCATCCCTATAAGCCTGACGCAGGCTTTTTCCTTGGATCACCCCTTGAGTGAATGCCATCTGCCCCTGTGTGAGTTGTCTTGCTGGTCTGTACTGATGAACCTCGCTTAGTTGTCTCTTGGGGCTCTCGGCTGTCGCTGCCATCCGTTCGGCTTCGCCTTCTGGTTCATCCTCGGCGACCGGCCCGGCTTGCGTGTAAACGTCATCATCAATCACCCCATCCTCAAGGGCTTGCAGATAGTCCGTGCTCGTGGTCTTGTTCATTCTCTTGCATCCATTCATCGGGCAGCGCCCAGGCCATCGGGCCCGACATCCCGCATCGGCCCCTTTGTTCTCATGCTACCAAACTTATCCACAGGTTGTTCTTTTGGCAAGAAACTTATCCACAGCATGTGGACAACTCTTAGATGTGCCTCTTTTTTGTGCAACACCTAAGGCAGCTTGTGGACAACTTGTGAACAACTCGATTTAAGCCTTTTTTTCGAGCGACCCAAGGCCATCCCCTTGACCCCCCAGAAAAAACGGCTAAAACCGGGTTGTCCACAGGTTATCCACAGCAGTCTTATATAAGACCAAGGGTTTCTCCCATATTCTCGACATCAGTCCCTTGTGTTAATCGCGCATCAGGCGCGTGATTCTCAAGTTACCCGGCCCGCATCCCTCCCCCTTGCAGTGATACAGCGCCCTAGCACTAGCACAGGGCAGCGCCCTATTGACAGCACCCGTTTAGACACTTATGCTCGCGGAGCCCGCAAGGGCCCCCGCAGCGGTGATCGCAGCGGAGGTACATAAGGAGTACGAGATGACCTACCAGACCCGTGAGGAATGGCTGACCGCCGCAACCACACACGCCCGCAACCACCTGCAAAACCTCCCCTCCCGTATCCGCGTGGCTTGCGGATTCCCCAGCACCTATAAGAGGTCCAGCACCCTGGCCGAGTCCTGGCCTGATACCAGTAGCGCAGACGGTACTTTCGAGGTGTTGATTTCCCCCACAGTCGCGCAGCCCGCCGAGGTTCTCGCCCTGCTCATCAGTCAGCTTGCCCACGCGCTGCCCGGTGCGTTGACCCTCGCCTCCCAGACGTACCGAGATGCCGTGATCAACGCCGGATTGGCCCCCGCGACCCCAGATGACTGGAAGACCCTGCTAGAGGGGCCGGATTTCATGGACTTGTGGCAGGTGACCCTGGAAGCCCTGGGCCCGTACCCTCACGCCGCCATCATCACGGGGCAGACCAAGACCCAGAGCACCCGCATGCTGAAGCTCTGCTGCCCATCCTGCGGCTACACCGTGCGCACTACCGCCAAATGGCTGAAGGTTGGCCTTCCCATCTGCCCATGCGGTGACACGCTGGCCCCCGAGGCAGACACCACCGAGGAGGTCTGAACATGACGCCCCGCCAAATTGAAGCAATCCTGATCAATGTGCCCTTGCGGGCTGTCATGCAGGCCTATCAGGCATTGACCGGTAACCCCGCAGCCACCAAGGCAGACGCATGCCGCGCCCTAGCCCAGGCCGTATCCCGTGGCGTGATCAGCATTGAAGACATCAAACGCGCCAACGTGCCCGCAGCCGTTGCAAACAACGCGCCCAGCGGTAGCCCCGAGGCCGCCGCCCTCCACAAGCCCGTCCCGCCGCCGACACCCTCAAGCCCCAGGCTTGTGACCCAGGTGGCGACCGAGGTCGGAAAACTCACGTCCGCCCAGGCCCTCCAATGGCAGACGATCAACACGCAGACTGCAACCATCAACGCCCAGGCGGTGGAGGTTCAGAAGATCGCCGCCGCAGTCGCCGCGACTGACAAGGGGTTGTCATCCCTCGCCTTCGAGGTGCGCAACATCCGAGGCATGGTGACAGAGGGAGTCGCGGAGGAGGTGCGCAGCGCCGTCGCCCAGGCCATCCAGCCCTTAATCCGCATCGCAGAAAACAGCCCCGAAGTCGCGCAGACTATCGCTGTAGCAGTCGCTGGCCCGACTGCCCGCCGCCCTGCTCTTGAGGTTTTCGGGATTGACGCCCGCGACGCTCGAGGGAATCCGCTGATGTTCGAGGAATGGAACCATCCCGAGGCCCCGCCCGTGGACTCCGCCTTTATCTGGACAGAACCCATCCTCCGCGCCCTGTATCTGATGCAGGAGACGGGCCGTAATGCTTGGCTTGGTGGCCCCGCTGGCACTGGTAAGACCCAAACAATCCAACAGTTCGCAGCCCGCACGGGCCGACTGTTCCGCCGCTTCGTTTTCGACCGCCTCGCCACCCGCGAGGATTACCTCGGGGCCACCGGCCTAGAGTCAGGGGATACGGTGTTTCAACAGGGGCCGGTGTTGGACGCATACACCACGCCGGGGTCCGTCTGCCTGCTCGATGAGGCGGGCATGGCAAACCCCGCCGCCCTTTCCTCCCTTAACGGGTTCCTGGAACCTGGGGCCCGCATGGCATACGCGGATCGGGTATGGCTCAAGGCCCCCGGTGTTTTGTTCGCTGCCGCTGATAACAGCCTGACGCAGGGTGACCAGTCAGGACGATTCGCCGGGGTTCAGACCATGAACACCGCGTTTTCCGAGCGCTTCGCCTTCGTCATCCCGTTTAAATATCTGGACGAAGACACCGAGACGGACGCCCTTGTCAGGCATGCCCAGTGCACCGCAGCGCTGGCCCGCCACGTGGTCGAAGCACTGACCCTCTGCCGATCCAAGGTGGACAGCGGGGATGTGATCGACCCGCCCAGCATCCGACAGGCCATAGCTTTCATTCAGGCTTGCCGGGTGCTGCCCGTTGAAGAGGCGTGGCACGTGACCATCGCAGCCCGCCAGCCTGCAGAGTCATCAGTGGGCCTCGCTGCCGTTTACGCCGCCGCCATTGACGCATCCTTTATTGCCCAGGAGATTTAAACCATGTCAGCACTCGACACCGTTTCCCCCCTGCTGCTGCGTCCCTTCGTCCTGGGCCACCAGTTCCGCCGAGGGATGGAGGCCTTCGCCCATCACGCATGCGCAGCCCTGAAACTCCGCCCCGTTCAGGCCACCTGGACCACCATCAGCACCGCCGCCATTACCAGCGGGGGGAAGATGATGCTTCCCGACTGCGCCGACGACGAGAAACTGCCCCGCGCCCGCGTGGCCCGCGTGGCCGGGTATATCTGTCATGAACTGTTGCACCGCAAATGGACCGACTTCGAGGCAAACGACCACCGACCCTATGTCCAGGCACTGCACAACGCAGTCGAAGACGCATGGATTGAGCGCCGCGCCATCCGCGAGGGTCTTATCGGTAACCTGGGGCCCCTGCTCCGCGCCCTGATCACGGACATGGTGAGCGAGGCGGGACAGACAGCATGGGACGCCCCCAGCAACTACCCTTTCAGCTTCGCCGTGTTTGCCAGGGATTACGGGGTCACCGTGCCAGTGCCCGCCGCCCTGCTGCCCGCATACCAGACCGCAGCCGCCCGCATTGACGCCTGCAAGACCAGCCATGACACGCTGGCCGTCGCCCGCTGGCTTTACGACCAGATGCAGCAACTCCCAGAAGACCCGCCCGAGCCGAACCAGCAATCCCAGCAACCCCAAGACAGCCAAGAGGCGCAAGGCGGAGAAGATGGGGAAGGGCAGAAGACA